TATATCAAATTCAACGTTAGCGTCAGAAGCCACGGCAGAATAAGAAGCTCCTGTAAGGGTTCCATTTTTAAATAAACCTACTTGATAATTGTCTGTGGTTGTTGGTAGAAAATTTACGTTGTAGGGGATAACCACAGCGCCCAAGGCGGTAGAAGCAAGTCTAATAGACACCAACGGTTTATAGGTCGTGGTTAAGTAAGCCGCAGCTGTAGCGCTAGTCATTGTAGCTATGTGTTCTATTGAAGTCTGTTCATATCCCCCTGAAGAGTACACGGTAGAGCAAATCTGTTTCATAGACGAACTTGAAGCCGTGCCAGCCGTATTGCGAATCTCATAGCGTACAGGCAGAATAGCCGTAGTCATATAGACTGCTGTGTTTACATTGTCGTTATGGAAGGTGTGGCAGACTACAAACTTACCGTCAACAAAGAACCCACATCGAACGTCTCCGACCCCTAACCATTCAAAGTCTATGGCTAGAATCTGGGTTTTAGTTACATCAATAGTACGCCCGCTTAGTCCAGTTCCGTCTAGTTTGTCCCCGTTCCAGTTGGATTGGGTAATCGTTGTATCTACAGCCGCACCGCTGGTATAAGATCGCAAAACAAACGCCAGAGTCGTGTCATTTTGTTGGAAAAACACCCCGTTTTGGGTGCTAAAGTACCCTACCCGCTGACGTAAACCTGTTTTACCAGTATTCATAGTAAACGTAGCTAACAACCCAAGACCCTTGCCTGGCTGGTATGGCATTGTTCTATAGGACTGACGCACCACTTCAGAACCATTGCTGGTAGTAACGCTTAACTGAACCGTAGATTCATTAGGCAAGTAGGTAGTAGAACCCCCAGTAGCCGTGCTCGTGTCGAATTGATTGTCAGCAGCATAACGATTTTGGCTGTCAAATAGCGTATAGGGAGACGCTACGACTAGACGATTAAAGGCATCTACGTTAGTAGGTGGAAAGGTGACGTAGGTTGGGTCTGTTATTGTTCCGCTCATATTATCTGTAAGTTGCGCTAAAAAATTGTCAAGGCGGTTAAAGTAAAGACGCAAAGCATTTTGAAACTGATCCTGTTGCGACTTGTTGTATTCGAGTGTAGGTATTGGTAAAGCTGGTGCCTTTACGTTGTACTGAATAATAGTTGTCATTAACGTCTTCCATCTGGTCTACCATCTAGGCGGGGGCTACCTAGCTGCCATTGCACACCTAAATCTTCTGAAGAAATCTGCATAGCCATTTGACGTGCCCTAGCTCTCATAAATACTTGATTTGTATAGATATCTACGCTTGTTTCAATAACGTCTTTAGACGGCGAAGTTCCATAAGCCGAGCCTGGGAAGTTTCTTGGACGCATTGTCATTGTTACCGTTGGGTTTAAATTTGAAGCGTCTGACCCGCTAAACTCTACATCAGGAATAATACGCTTAATAAGGGTAAATTGCTCCCCGTCACCAATGTCAAAATCTGAAGACGATATAAAAGATTCCATAGGTACAGTATTGTCATCTACGCCATCTTCGTGATTGTAGATATACCCATTAGCAGAAATAGCAGTTGATAGCACGGTTTGAGAAGTGCTGACGGTATAAGTTCCTGTTCCGCCTGTGCCTGTACCTAATGCCACAATAATGGTGTTTGCAGTAACCCCAGTACCAGAAATAACCGCACCAACTGTTAATATTCCAGATGTCACCGCCGTTACCGTTAAGGTCGTACCTAAAATAGATCCAGTAACAATGGTGTTATTAGCAGCTTGTGGGTATTGACGTAATGGGCTGTCGTTCCAAGCAGTGCGAGTAATGCTGCCGTAGTACCAAATCTGATCTAAATGGTTGTATATAATGTAGGCGTTGTTGTAATTGCTTGACGCTGTCGGGTAAAACCACCAAACTTCGTTCCATTGTTCGTTAGTTCCGCAAACCACTTGATCTATCTGATCATAGTTTAGGTTTTCAAACACATGGTTTCTAAGAGTGCAAGGCAAAGTCCCTACGCTACCAGAGTACATATAAAATTTATCAACACCCATCCAATACACTATGTTATTAACAGCCGTGCATGCTCTTGGGCTAGCTATTGATATGTTGTCAGAAAGTTCTTGAATACCGAATACATCCGTAGTGCCAAGGAACTGCAAAGAATTAAGAGTACCATTGGTAAACACCACAATTTCTTGGCGGGTCGGGATTGCCCTTACAATATAAGAACCACGAGAAACTTGCAAAAATCCTGCTGAATTAGTAACTAAAGGAGTCCAATTTTCTGGTTCATCTTGGCTAGACCAACGAATTAATAGGGGATTGAATGTAACACCGCCATACTCTGTAGCCCCAAACGCTAATAAATGCTTATCACCTTGAGAAGTCAGTAACTGCATTACTGTAGTAGGAACATCAGAAGCTCCAGATACAGAAGATAAAGGAATAGCACGACTTGCAAACGTGCCGTCAAAAGCCCAATAATATGGAGTTCCGTTGCGAATATTAGCGACTAAGTCATTACCAAAATTATCAAAAAACCAATCTCTTTGAAATATTTGTACGGGTGTTACTGAACCAGAACCCCAAGTCCCACGGCCCCAAGAACCAGCACCCCAACCATATCCATAAGTAGTTAAAGTGTTACCAACATCAATATCGTATTTAGCCGTAACAGTAGCGCCGCCTTTAGCAGTATCTCCTGCTGTAGCCGCAGTTGTTGAGATAATTGTGTAGGTCTTAGCTGTTGTGTCAACAGAAGTTATTAAGAAGTTTTGATTTAATATGGTTGCGGTTATAGCCCCGCCAAGCCCAGTGGCACCAGAAAAAGTAACATAGTTCCCTGCCGTGGGGTTATATGTTGGATCAGTAGAGTAAGAAACAGTAATAGTCCTAGACCCTGTAGTAGCGGTAAAAGGTCCTAGCGCTGCGCCTAGAGTAGTGGATGTGCGTTGTAATGGGGTAATATCGTAAAGATTTGCACCAGCATCTATATATAGTTTAGCGTTAGTACCAACAGCCATGACGTTTTCTGCGCCATTTGCAAACCACGCAAACATTTGACGGCATACGCCAATTACAGTCGTAATACTATATTTAAGCCAACCACCTATCTTTTGAGGTTGTCCAGACCTAAAACGAATTTTGTCGCACTCATACCATCCACCTTCGTTGGTGTAATTGGTTTGATCACGGTTGACGCCAGGTTTAAATGTTAGTTTCTGTAGCATAAGGGTTTACCCTAAAAATAAAGCCCGTTCATCGTTTCTACGAGTTACTAAGCCTTTTAGTATTTTACCGCCTGCCAGTGTATATTTCAAAAATTCTTCTGCCGCTTCTTCCATTTCGCCCCGAATAACCTTCTGACGGAGGGTGCTGCGCTGTAGTGTTCCCAGACCAACATTAAAGCTAAAAGATACAAGAGCATCGAATTGACCTTGAGTGAGCTTGACAGGACAGAAGCGTTCAACACCTCGTTCAAAGCGATTAAGATCGTCTCTAAGAATGTCATCTACTTCCTCCATCGAAAAGGTGCGGTCGTCTTTATATTCCAGTGGGTAGGCATCCCGTTCATCTATTTTTAAAGCACCTTGCCGTGGGTAGAGTACGTGCCCGACACCAATCGTCCACAATTTTGCGGGACAGCGATATGGACGCTGTTTGCAGCCTTCATGATGTTTTATAGTTTTTATGGCTTTTTCAGACACTTTCATTTCTACACCTATCAAAATGCCAAAGTTGCATTGCTCCAATTCCACCTTTTTTAAAACAATGTGGACATTCAACTATTTTTCTTTTGACACCACAAAGCGAACTTTTTTTACCTTTTGCAGATTTAGATAATTTTTTACGGTGTTCTTCTGAAAAAATAACTTTTTTACCAAACATGGGGTTTTTGTCACCCATCTTAGCTTTAGCAATATTGGCACAGTATTCAGCAGACCTAACTTTGCCTTTAGGACTTGGTGGCACACCGCCACCTTTTGTAATATTCCAACCAATTCCTGGCTCTGGTCTTAGCATCTCTTCACAAAGTTCAGCCAATTCTTTATCTAGGTTAGCCAAAAGAACTCTTTTAAATACTTGATCTCCGTATTTTTTAAGTGCATACCGAAGATGCTTATTGGACTTTTTGCGTCCCCAGCTATGTTGAGAAAATCTTTGTGCAACATTTTTTGTAATGCCTATATACCCAGTACTTAACTCTGGGTCAATACTTATATGGTAGACGCTATACATCATTTCTATACATTTTTGACTAACGTGCATAATTTTTTGAGTTTTTTATACACATCACTTCTTAAACGCCTGTGTTCCGAACCAGAAAGAAACAATACTTGCCCAAATGATCTGGGTTTCATCATCCCATAAGAGGTTTAACGCTACGTCAAATGGCACTTCCCGATGGAACGCAAACCAGAACCCAAACAGTTCTACGAACATAAACATGATGAACATACCGTAGGTAATGGCAGGTCTAACCATAGCTCTAGAGTTAGTAACCCACTGGGAAGCACCCTTGCCAATCTCGATGTCATGAGCATACAAAGACGCTCTTTCTTGGGCTTGGGTCTGCATCTCAATCTGCTGGGTTTTAATCTCTTCTACATGGGCTTGGGCTTGAAAGCCTTTCTCCATCATTTGGAGTTCCCGTTCTGTTTGCAAACGAGCCATTTCCATCTCGTGCTTCTTGTCGGACTTATCTTGAAAAAACCCTAATAGGCTAGGTAGTCCACCCGATAGGAACGATATTAATGTTGTAAATAAAGTAATCATTGTTTACCACCCCATACTATGTAATAAGCAATCCAGCCCGCTGCCAAAAAGCACCAGAACTGCACCCATCTAACCTTTGACAACTCAGCATCAAAGTACTCTTTGTCTGCCTTTTCTATCTTCTCAATCTCATTCTTAATCTGAATGACTTTGTCCCACTCTTTAGTACCGTACTTCTTTATAAACTCCACCCTTAATTTGTACTCTTCTTCCGAAATCTTTTTGCGGTGTCGGTACTCATCAAGGGCTTTAAATATTGCCCGTTCCTTCTTAAACTCTGCTTCTCTGCGCTCACGAATTCTTGCATTCGCTTGCGCTTTTGCTATGTCTACCGCTTCCTTCTGAACATCCTCAATGTTCTTGGCGATCTCCCGCCCAGCCTCTCGACCAGTCTTAAACCCTTCGCTGATACCCTTGGCACCAACCGATAACCCCAGTTCGTCTGACATAACTCACTTGGCTGCACCGTTCCTTTTAGGGTTGCTGAACTTCAACCCAAGTGTTATTGCCCTCATCCCATGTATAAGGTTTACCTGTGCCTGGATATGGGACTGGCGCTTTCCAATTCCACGTTTCTTGATCTATTGACCAGCTTGGGTAAGGTTTTGGTGGGTAAAAGACATCATGCTGTTTATCATAGGTAAACCCTATACCAGCGTAGTTACCACGCAATGGTCTTCCTTCTGGGTGCTGGTTGGCACGGGTGTTATAAGAAGTCTGTACCCAAGATGCTGGGTCTCCCAGTGCGCCTGTTGAAATGAAGTCTGGCTCGGCAACGATAACCTGAACTACCAGACCGTTTTCGACTTTTGCAAAATGTGCCATGTTTTATTGCTCCTATCGGGCGTTAGCGTATTTAAAAGGGTTTTCGGCAAATGCCATGTATATGTATGTGCCACTAGCATTTGTCTCAGAACTGTTATTTGTAATTTTAAATCCGTTTGATACTGGTTGAACATATACTGTACCCACAGTAGATTCGCTGTCAGAAGTATTTGGTCGCAATGCTCCAGTTGTGTTGTTATATGGATTTATTGCGGTATCTGTAATACTCCAGTTTCCCGTTGTATCTGTGCGTTTTACCATCACAAATCTTGGTCTAAATCCTAAATACACAAACGGACCATCAGTAGAACCATTACCTGTGTATGAGCCAAATGCAGAGTATCCAGCGATAGGTGCAAAGCAGTAGGCTACATAGGTAGCACCAGAGTTGTTTGAACCTAAACCAGTCCCAGGCAATGTAAATGTAGTAACTCCTGGAGCTACGCTATTAAGCGCAGTTGTAACTGAATTATCTTGAGCAGCATTTAGATTTAAATACACTTGATACGAAGCAGATGTTAAACCTGAATGGTAAACATACCAATTTGTTGCAACAGTTCTTGATTTAAGGATAATCATACTAGGAGCTGTTGCTATACTATTAACTTGACATCCATGACCAACAGTAGCACCGCTTGTTGCGTTACCTGTATAAGTAACAACACTAAATCCAGCAGTTGTATTAGCACTTACTGTAGATGTAATAGAACCTGCTGTGTTGGATACTGTTGAGCCTGAGTTAGCGTTCCAAGTCCATCCAACATAAGTAGAACCTGATTGATTTGTTCCACCTGTTCCTGCGGCTTTTACTTGGAAATAAGTGCTTGCTAAAGCAGAGATGGTGTCGTTTACACTTCCTTCAGCATCCGTAGAATTGGTAGATAAATAGTTTGGTTGCGTTAAACCAGTTGATGTCAAGCGGTGGAAGAAAGATGAATCTCTACCTTTGACCCAAGTAAGGTCAGGATAGAAAGTAGTTGTAATGTTTTGCGTTGTATTGCTACTTGCCGCCCCGTTACCAGTATAAGTAATAGCATTGAAATACTTATTCGCTGTTGTAGCCGCAGTAGCACCAATCGTAGGAGTAGGTAAGTTAAATGTGTTTAGTCTTACAAAGCCTGATGGGGGTGTGTAGGAGAATGGCTGTTGACCGAAGTTAACGCTTATTGTTGAAGAAACACCACCAGAGCCATCAGCAAAATAAGCAAATAACTGTTTATCACTTATTGTGTATGTAATAGCGCCCTGAGATGTGTTGTTTTTATAAAATGTAACTGTTCCAGAGTCACTATTTACAGCAACCCCAATAACATCATTATTTGTATAAGTAGCCCCATAAGCAGACCCCGTACCATTTACATATTTATTTCCATCATTAGCGTAATAGGCAAGAGAATTAGTATTTGTTACATCAGAAACGCCGCAATAACAATAATTTCCATTTGATGTGCCAACATATTCAAAATACCATTTTCCTGTTGTTGGAATTTGAATTGACCCTAAAGTAGTGGATGTAGCATTTCCTGTGACAACTTGTAAATTACCATTTGAAATTGTTCCACTACTTGTTACAAGAGGATTTAACACACAATAATTAGCCACAGTAGCACTTGTCAGCGTAGGCACATCGGTCATGCTGTCATAAGTAGAACCAGAACTGAAAGAGAAGTTGTTTGGTGTCCAGTTGTTGCCCTGTGGAGAATAGTCGGCACCAATACCAGCTAGTGTTCCGCTTGATGTAAAGGTATGAATTGTGTTACCACTAACTTGGGAAATTGTGCCACCAGTAAACTTAGGTGTACCAGAGTAAGAGACAACAACGATACCAGAACCGCCTGCTCCAGCAGAACCACTATACCCACCACCGCCACCACCGCCTCTGTTTGCAGTTCCAGAACTTCCAGCACCACCGTTTGTGCCGCTTCCACCACCACCTGATCCACCTGTACCAGCAGTCGCACCTAAACCACCACCGCCACCACCGCCACCATATGTAACGGATGAACCAGTAATGGCAACGGTAACACCAGCACCACCATTACCAGAAGAAGTATTTTGTACTGCATCAACTCCAAGGGCGCCAGCACCGCCTCCACCACCGCCATGTCCTACATTGTTACTAGTAGATGTTGGAGAACTACCGCCAGCAAAACCTTGATTAGATGTACCTGCTGCGTTGCTCTGCGTAGATGTTGTTCCAATTGAATTTCTCCAAGAAGAACCGCCACCACCAGCTCCGCCTGAAAGTGCTGAACCACCTAGAGGAGTACCACCAGAAGATGATGCAAAAGAACCGCCACCGCCACCAGTAGCCGTAACAGTTGTAATTCCAGTGCCAGAAATACTAGAACTACTTCCACTTGCTCCTACTGCTTCAGAGAGTGTGCTAGCACCACCAGAACCAACTGTTATTGTGTATGTGCCCCCTGCATTTAAAGTCAGGGCTGATTCTAAAGAGCCACCACCACCTGTTGCTGTAACTGTAGAGCGCAATCCACCTGCTCCGCCACCGCCTCCAGCACCGCCAAGTCCTCCAGCTCCACCGCCACCAACGACTAAATAATTAGCTGTGACTGCACCTGAGTTAGTAAACGGCAAGTAGAATCCATTAGT